TTTGGGCAAAGAGTTTCTTCAACTTTCACTGCACCAACGGTGATAGTGCGTTGAGTGAAGGCAGTTGTACCACTTGGGTTGTAACCACAACCGTCTGCTTGGAAGAAAACAGTTGAAGCAAGGATGTTCAAAGCAGATGCAGATTTTACACCTACCTGAACTTGGTTAGAAGATTGCAACAAGGTTGCAGTTTTGCTCCCGAAAAGAGCCTTAACCAACAAATCAGTTGATTGTTCGTTGGTGTAATTTGTGAGTGTTCCTACTGAAAATGACATAGTTTTATTTATTTATTGCGTTTTTGAATTTTTTGAGTGCTTCAAACTGATCGTTCTTTTTGTTTGAAACGGGAGTTTTGATTGGGGTTTCGCTTGGTAAGTCAGCAACTTTCTCAATCAAGTCAATTGCTTTGCTCATTGCTTCCTTGTGCTGGGTGTTAGATGCAGACAAAGCCACAACCTTTGCAGACAATTCAGCGATTGCACTTTCCAACTTGCTCACAACATCATTGAAATGAGATACGGTTGCAAACTCTTCTTTGGCTTCAATCTCGATTTCAATTTCGGGTTCAACGATTTCAGTAACGATACCGTCAACAGTTGTCACCAACAAACCACCTTCAACTTCGTGAGTTGCATCAGGTGCTGGGATTGAACCTTCAGCAGTTTGAACGAAGATGGCAGTTCCTACAACCAATTCACCTTCCCATTCAACGATTGTTCCATCAGTCAAGGTGGCAGTTGCCATCTCAACTTTGATTTCTTCTTCAGAGAATCCCAACATCGTGCGGATTTCCTTGAGTGTTTCTTTTGCGTTCATTTTGATATAAATTAGATTTTGTTTTTAATTGTTGCAATTTTACTTTCCATTCCACTTTGAAAGAATCTCTTTCATTGCTTCGATGAGTTGTTCCTCTTTGTCTTCAGGAAAGTCAAAAACGCCCTCCACGGAGAACCCTTTGAACTCACCTGATTTCACCTTTGCCCAAACATCGTCATTGTCAATGAGGTATGAAACAAACCAACTGCCATCGGCAACCTCTTCAAATCCTTTCGGTGGCATCACACCACGCTCCCTATCAATGAGGTATGATTCAAACAAACTTACGCCATCGGCAATGGGTGTTTTATGGTGGGTGTTGACTGCATTGTATTGGTTTGACCTTGCCCATTTTTTGGCAATCTTGAAGATGCTCTCCTTGTCAAATACGACATAGTATTCACCACGAATGTCATCTCTGCGATAGATGGGTAGGTCAGCAATCATCGCTGCTCCAGTAACGATTCTTTTCTCCTCGTCTTGGATGGCAAATTTGATAGGCGATTCGCTGAATGCTAAAAAGTCCTTTTGAATGGCTGCGTTTTCCACAAGAGAAACAAAGTCAATGCCTGTCTCCTCATCAAATTCGTTGATGTCTAATTTGTAAACTGGAAGTTTCATCTTATTCAAATAGCGTTATTGTGTAACAGATACCTTTTTCAACGATGCAACCCGACCTTGTGTGCGTGAGATGTCACCCTCGGTCACATAAACTCGCTGATCAAATCCGCTTACTTGAGGTAATGTGGATGAGATTTGTGGTGCTGCCATTTGTGGCAATCCTCCTCCGCTTGATTGCATTCCAGTTGGTGCAGATGGCTGACCACCTTTGAGGATGTCTCGTGCTTTTTTTGCGTTGGTCAAAATCATTGCAGCCAATCCGATGTATTTCGCAGCACCAGCAAGACCACCGGTGGCGATGTTGTCGGGTGATGGTTTCTGCGTGACATTCAATGCACCTGAAATTGCCATTGCCGTATCCGCTGCGATAACTGACAAAGCAATTGCCTTGCCTGTTTTGGTTTGTTCTCCAGCCAATGCAGCGATTGAATTCGCCAAATCTATTGATGCTTTGTAAAGGTTCTCTTTTGCACTTTGTTTTGCTTTCTCCGCTGCAACTTCAGCATCAACTTCCTTTTGTCTTTGTATTGCTCTTTCTTGGTTGAATTGATCTTGCATCTTCTCGGCATTTGTCTTGCCTTGCAATGTCAAGAATGACCTCGTGCCAATTCCACGACCTTCAATCTCATTCAACTCATTTTGGAACTTCTCTTCCTTCTCCTTGTTCTTGCGATTGAGTTCATCTTCTTTGTCTTGTTGCTCTTTCTTTGCTCTTGCGATGGCTGCCAATCTTTCTCTTTCTTTGTCCCCAGCGGCTTTCACTCTTTCGTTTTGAAAGTTCTGTTCTTCAATTCCTAAAACTGCCAATGCGTTTTTGGTATCCAGAATAATCTTGCCCCATTCTTTTTCCGTGTTCTTGCCGTAGTTTGCACGAGCTTGTGCAAGGTCATTCTCTAACTTTTGTCTTTGCTTGTTGAACACACCAACTTGGTCTCCTCTTGCTTGAAGCAATGCAATCTCCCTATCAAGTTGCTCATTGGCTTTGTCAGTTGTTTTGTTGAGTTTCTCCAATGCTCTGTCCTGTGCCGAAGTGATGCCTACCCAATCCGTGAATTGTTGAACTAAACCACCGACAAACTTTGCCATTGATGAAAGACCTGGAATTAAAGACATCACCGCTTTCTTGAGTGTATCAAAGTTCGCAATGATTAAAGTCAACGCAACTCCGATTGCACCGAATGCCAATGTTGACATATTGCCCAACGCTTTGAATGCGTTCATCACATTCCCTTTGATGTTCTTTGCGATTGCACCAAACTGCTGTTGAACCTTTCCAAGACCTTCAAGACCTTCAGCCAAAGCCATTGCACCTTGAAGTTTAACCATTGTCTTTTCAAGTTCTTCCGACTGGTTGCCAAACAAAGCCATCGCACCTTGTGCTGCTTGGAATCCACGGGCAACTCCTTGAACAACCGTGTTGATTTGTGCAAACTTGTCGGGGTTCACCGCTGCCACACGATCATTGAAATCTTCCATTCGGTCACGAGCAGCAGCAAGTGCCTTCTCTGCCTTGATGGCTTCGGGTGAGAATTCGCCAAACTGCATCACGGCTTGTTGTGCTGCGACTGTCAGTTCTCGGATTTCTGCCTTCATTGATTTGAAGTCAGGTTTGTTGACGGTTAAGTCAATACTTGCGTTTAATGCCATTAGTGTCCTTCGCTTATTATGTAAAATTCAACGCCATCAGTTGTGATGACATCGTATGAGTGTGCTGATGTTTGGGTGTGTGAATCGCTGCCATCTATTTGTGCAGCGGTTGCCGTTGCAATAGTTACTTGATGACTTGGTAATGGCTTTTTTATCACCCAACTTTTTCCACTTAATCCAGTTGGATCAGGTAGAGTTATTGTGAAATTTCCGGCAGTTGTAGTTGCTAAAATCAACCAATCGTCTTTCGTTGCCGAATAGTTTGCTGATACGGTTTTAACTGCACCACCACTCAAAAAGTTTGGATACATCTCGTAATTGCCCACATAAAGTGTATCGGGTTTTGTAACGGTGAAATCCTCACAAACCAAAGCAACTGAACCATCACTCCCCAAACCAAAGACAACATCCTTCAAACCAAAGCCCGAATTATTGTTGTTTACTGCTGGTTGAATTATCCCATCACCTACAAAAACCCCATTTCCACCACCCTCATTTGTACCTACGCTGATACCTCGAATGTTTGGGTTTACTGGATTGCTTCCGCTTGGATAGATATCGCCATAAATGTCCGATTGGTTTCCTTGCCCTGTACCGCTTCCAATTGTTTTATTGGTAGCAACTGCCGGTGGGATGAATTGAGCCAATAAGAACTCACACAAATACACACCATCGGTGATTGGGTTGTAGTTCTCAACTTGATTCAATCTCCAGTATTGTCCTTCAAAGAAATAGAGATTCTTGAATTGTAGGTTGTACCAATCAGTTGGAGTGATGCGAAAATATGCTCTAACAATCTTTGAGTTCTTGTTGGTGATTTCACTCAAAAAACGATAGTAAAAATTCGTTACTAAATTTGAATTCCCATAACGATAACCAGCACCCACACCAATCTCCTTTGGCATACCAAAAAGAATGTCAAAAGTTGGATTGCTCAATGAATCGTAATGAATTGTCAATGGCAAAGTACTTCGGGTTGAATAGGCGGTAGGACTTGCAAACAATCTCCAAGTCACGCCCGATTGCAAACCTGAATAATACAGTATTCTCAAATCACCATCCTTTTGAGAATCCACATAACTCAAGATGAAGTTTCTTTGCTTGGTGGTATAACTCTTGATTTGAGTTGGTGCGAAAATGATTTCTATTTTCTTCTCGGTCTTGACAAAATCATTATCAATTTGGTATGTCCGTGATCCGTAGGTTGATTGATAGTTGGCTTGATATTCTTTGTTTGATGTATCGTTGCCTTGCTTGTAACTGAACATATACGGATTGGCATCCAGTTCACCCATTGGAACGATTTCCACAGGTTGTGAATAATCCAATTTGTCTGTCCAATCTACATTCACCCCATTATAGAATTCATCTCTTGGAACACATCGCAGAATCTTGGGTTGGTCTTTGTCGGGTTCAATGTACAAGTTGAACATCTTCACAAACGACATCAACATCTCGCTTTGCTTTACCTCGGAATTCAAGAAAGTTCCCAAATCTATCGCATCCCCATAGCCAATTGTAGTGGCGTTTTGGTCATTCCAAAATACGGAGTTGGTTAACAAGCCGATTGAAAATTGAGCATTGCCCAAATATCCTGAAGGTGAACCGGCATTGTAAATTCCTTTGAATCGTATTGTCACCTCATCCCCAGCATTCAAATTGATGTTGTTGAATGTGATATAGGAATTGTGGGTGAATACAAATTGAATTGATCCAAGTGATTCCCAACTTACCTCCACAAGTTGATTGTTGACATACAATCCAATCTCCAAAGTGGTATCCGTATACAACCCAACGGGTGTGATTTGAAGTTCCAAATCTGCATTGAATACAAATTGTCCCGATACTGGTGCGGTATATGTTCCAGTAGTCGGATTGTAATCGTTCCCGTTGTCAAAGTTTCCACTCGTTGAATCGTTTTGAAACAAAAAGATTGTTCCGTTTTGAATGGATTGTGCCGTTGTGATTCTTGTTGCTTGGAATTGTCTGCCTTGAATAGTGGATGAACTCAATGACAATCCGTTTGGTGGTGGGATTACAAGCCTTTTGAATCTCTCGTTATTGAAATAGGAATCGTTGGTGTATGAATACCCAGCATCGGTGAAGATTTTGTCAACAATGGTCTTTGCATAAAGGCAAGGTGTCATCCCAATTACGGCAAAATCCAAGATGTTCCGTGTGTTTGAGAATCCCTTATCAATCATTGAATACAGATAACCTTCTCCGAGTGCAAATGCTTGTGAGCTTCCGTTCTTAATTATGGAAGTATTCCACGAATCAACTACCACGCCCGAAGACAAGGTGTGATTGTATTCGCTGAAATCCAACTCATTTAGTTTGCGTTCTGCGATAGTGGTGAATAGATCAGCAGTTTGTCCGTGAATACTGCATTCATAAACGATTGCCGTGCTATCTGTGACATTGATTTGAATCAATCGGATGAATCCCCTCAACTGCTCTATCTCATCCAACAGAACGACTGCTGATGCTTTCTTGTTTGGGTTGAAATCGGGTGCAAATTGTGTGGATGTCCTGACTGTGTGTTCAACCTCAAAGATGTGTGAGAATAGTTTATTGTTTTGTGCCGTGCCAGGGATGGTGATTGTCTTTGTCCACTCCGAAGATCGTGATTGTGGTTCACGGATGTCGGCAATTGCCTTGTTAATTGAGATGTCAAAATCAGCAGACAAATCAACTGGGGTGTTGTTGACCAATAACCTGATCATATGCGTTGCGATTTGTCAGCGAATGAAAGAGTGATGTCAAGTTCTAAATTGAACATCCTATCTTGTACCGTCTTTTTCTGCTCGTAGTTGGCGTTATTAATGTTGACCGCATACAAAGTGCCGTCATACATATACACCACCGGAGATTCAATCAGGTCTTTCAGCCAAACCGATTCCGTGTCGTTTATCCAGTTGCTGAACAGTTTGATTTTTTGGCTTGTCTCTGTGTGATAATTGGTGCGAGTTCTTGCCGATGTTTGATATCCGTATGTTGCACCGAGTGTGTATGGGTTCTGTTGGAATTGCTTCCGTGTGACTTCAAAGTTGTCTCTTCGCACCATATTAAAACGGAAGGATTCAAACCCTCCCAAACGGTTCATAAAAAAGATATCAGTTGTTTCGTACTTACTGCATTCATCCTTTATGTTGAATCGGTATGTCTCGGATTTGGAAGTACCACTCGCTTTTAACACCACATCAAAATAGGTTGCCCCACCGGGTATTGTCAATTGGCTACCCACGGGGATCCTCACAACCTTTGAAGATGGCAAAGTGAATGTTTGTGTACTGGCATCGGAGTAAGTAATCAAAACGCTTGTAGCATCTCCCTTCAAACAATAGAGCCAATCCTTTTGCGTTCTGTGGATGGTTCGTGTTCTCACATTGGTCAAGAACTTTGCGGATGTGGATGTGGCAAGATATTGCCCTTCTGCGTAAGTCACCAAATCAAATGGATTCAATGATGCATTCCAAACCGTTCCAGTTGTTGAAGTCAAGTCAAGGTATTCGGTGATTGTTCCCGTTGCTGAAGGTGAATACTCATACCCAAATTCAACCTCGTAATCTGTGAATGAGTTTACGCATCCGCTTGGTGATGAATCGGTGAACTCCCAATTGTTGCTCACATAAGATTCCAAGATTCGCCCGATGTTGAACACCCCTTTGTTCGTACTTCCAAAATAGATGGGTGCTTTGAGTTTAGCCACCGTAGTTGATGCGACCTTGACATCTGCAATGAACTTGAAATTGTCCTTTGTGTAGATCCCACCTGAAGATTCCGTGATCACGAAGTTCGTGTCATTGAATGCTGGGTGATAACTGTTGGGTTGTTGAGTGATAGATAATGCCACACACAAAAATAGCACTCGTTGGAATGCGTTCCAAATGTGCATCAGGGGTTGCACAATTTATAGGTGAATTGCATATTGATTGCACAATGTGTCTTATAGTACGCAAAAACATATAATTTGTCCGATATATAACACATTATACCCAATTGCATATAGTTATGATGGACAAATCAGACATAAATACTTTGCAATCAGTAGTGATTCCCAATACTTATTGCAACAAATGACTTTTAGGAATGAATATACTGGAAAAATTCATGCATTTATTCGGGTAATCACCGAGTATAGTGGAAAAATTTAACAACTAACATTTGCCAGTAATCCTATAAATTGGCAATAATTTGAAATACTGCCGTTTGTTTGTAACAAATAACCACCACTATTTGTTACCGATTGGTATTATACCGCTCGGTATCACAACATCTCGTGCAGACAAGCCACAACATAAGCATTGAATCCCTTTGTCGCTGCTTGTTCTATTCGCTTCTGTCTATCCTTTGTTTTCTGCTTGTAGAATGCGATGGTGTTCAGGAACTCAATCAATGGCATTGTGAGAATAGCATCCCACTTTGTGCGGTCTCCTTTGACAATTCTGTCAACCAACTCCAGCCAACCTATCGGACTTGCGTTATCTCCTTGTTCAACTTGTCCATCTCCTTGATCAAATAAGATTGGATAGTTTTCAATAACTCCGGATAAACTGCCGAAAAAAAAAGCGAGTAAGAATAGGGAAGCGGAACATCCATTGACAGAAACAAATCGCACTTGTCCTGATAGTGTGCTTGAGCATCTTTGATGGTCTTTGACTTGCCAAAGAAATCCACCTCGTATGCAAGTAAAGCCATTATCTTGTGAAGGCTTTCAATCGTATCTCCGTTGAACACTTGCTGGAGTTCAATGAAGTGGTGACCGCAAATCTCGTTTGGTGTTTTTGCCAACCGGAAATATCTGCCTTTGTGTTTGAACATAAATTGCACAGGTCTGTTTGGAAGCTCATTCAAGAACTCCAACTTTTTGAACTCTCTTGTAAGGTCATCAATCGGCATTGATTCAACCTTGTCCATTGACCAATGGTTAACGATGGCAAGGATGTTCATTGTCCGTTCAATGTTGGACATATCACGACAAGAGTGTATCTCTTGCAGTTGGTGGATGGTTATGTTGTTCCAGTTCATAGTTGACAAAATATGCTTTTGTTATAATACTTCATTCGTGCAAATTCAGATTTGTATTTTAACCCATATTCAGCACAAGCAATTTTTAAAGAATCAAACACTTTTTCGGTCTCCTTGTGTTTAACTGGTTTTGATGAAAGAAGTTTTAATTTTTGAATTTTGTTGTCCATTAAACCGGATTGATGTGCGTGTATTTGATTTTCGGATTGGGTTGCCCATTCCAAGTTTGACAAATGATTGTTTGTCTTGTTGCCATCCTTGTGATTTACTTGCTCTTTATTCAATGGGTTTTTCAAGTATGCCATCGCAACCAATCTATGTACTTTCAATGTCTTTTTAAAATCCTTGTCAACCAAAGTAACTACTTTGTATCCTTTTCGGTGATTCTGTTGTTTCATCACTTTCCATTTGTTGTACTTATGCGAATACACAACACCATTTTCATCAACAAAATAATCATTAAAACTTTCTATTTTTACCATACAACAAATATACACGCTACCAATCTATAAAACAAACTACGCAAAAAAGAATGTTCCCGGTCTGTTGTGTTTTTTGCAATCGTTGGCGAGTGCAAGGGAGTTGACTGCGTCATCGTGAAGACCTGAAGGTGCGGTATACCTTACCCCATTACGGGTGTATTCAAATTCAAAGTTTTCCAATTCCCCACCATAGGGATTTTCGGGAAATCTTATGTTATTGCCTTGAATCTCCATCACCAAACTTTCAATCAGTTGTTGTTTGCTT